TGGAGCAGATTTTCTGTTGCGCTGTACAGAACTGCCGGTCGAGTGAAAGGTGTGGTCACTTCACCATGGATAACTGAAGGTTTGATATCTGTGTTTCCAGGCACAAATACAGAGGTATCACATTCTCCCACATAAGCGAAGGTAGGGGCTGGTAGCCCCAGAACTTCGACAAAGTGGGAAGTAGATAATTCCTCATTCAGCGGCAATTCAATTCTGTTGAACTGAAGATTTGCCATAGCATCCATATCGGTTTTGATTACACTAGAGAAGTTTTTAAGACCTCTCTCCAAGTCAGCTCGTGTAACTGATTGAGCAAAAGCCCGATTACCATCGCACAATGCTAGAGTGTGAATTCCAGCAATCTTGCGAAGGCAAGTGGGTTCCTGCAAAATGAGTGGAGCTCCACAGTCTCCATTGTTGGTTGGAAGGTCATATTCATAACCTTCTCTCAGTTGATATGTATCACCATCAATAGTGAAGTCTTGATCGACTGACTTCGCTGTTTTGTTGCCAAGGAGAGTTGCCATGATCGCCTTCCCGTTAGACCGAAGAGTGAAAAGATTCACAAGACCTCGTGTCCAATTGATGTCGTGATTCAGTTGGAAGTGTTTCACAATATCCGAGTAGGCTCCCACATAACGTGGGAATTGGATCAAACAGGCATCCTTAGCATGTCCAGAATTAGAAGTTAACTGAGCGTACTTACAAACACTGAAGGGCATCTCAAAACGAGCGCCATTAATGTTTTCAATACAGATGGTATCAGATCTCTTCAAAGCCGGAATTAGGTGGTGAGGAGCCAGCATAATGCTGTCACGGATAAAAAGTCCGTTGAGGAGAGGGTGCCACAACCCTGCAGCATTTTTGCGCGAAATCTTAAAAGTGTTCGACACGATTCGATGGGTGATTAGTTCTTGAGCTGTTTTGTCTTTCCACATCTGCAGCTCCGCATCTACAATGTCACCCTCACGGCACACAGCCTTCGGTCGAACAGTTCTCGCGTCTCCGCTCACGAAAGCTTCTCTTTGAACCACAGGAGGTCGTACAGTTTGGTTATCACCACTGCTCGTTGCCTCCTGATTGACATCCAAGAGATTCTCTCGAACCACTACGGGTCGACGAGTCGTTGTGAAGTCGCCACTAGACGCGGCTTCGATTTCGGCAGGTTCAGATACTCCAACTATAAACGCTTTCTTCTCCCGTTTAAGTTTTCGAGCGGGTCCATTCTGAGGTGGTCCTTCACCAACCTCTCTCTGAGCTTTCTGTGGCCCAGTTGAGAACAACGTCCACAGACCAAATCCAACAAGAGCG